GTGCCTGGAACATGATCTCCTGATTGATCTAGCCGTTACAGCCCTCCTGATCTGGCTATTCAGTGGTTCTACAACGGGTATTGTTACTGGCGCATTCACAGGCGGTTTATTGTCCCTTGTTTTATTTCTAATCAAAAAGATTATATGAAAATATCGTTACGCAAAGCACACGAATATCAGGCAAAACTTAATCAAATAGTTAAAACCATTGAAGAAGAAATGCCTAGATATGCAGACATTATGTTTGTCGAAGACAAAGACATTCAAAATACAATCAAATTAGTATTCACTGAATTTGATGAAATGCTGATCCAGCATTACAGTTGTCTTGAAGTCATCAAGCAATTACGTCTGTTGGTTGCTGAAGCAAATCATGAATACAAAATTGATCAGAAATTAACATTGATCAATTTCTTAGAAAGAAAAAGAACAATCCTGCAAAGGGTTTCACAAAGTCCTGTTCGTGAGAATGATAAAATTCTCAAAGCAAAGCTAGAATCCAAACGTGATAGAGAAAATAGGTATCATGACGATGCATTCAATGTATCTATTTTTGAGTATCAAGACGTTATGGAATTCAAATCAGATGTTCGGCGTTGTGACCGCCAAATTAGAGAACTGAAGGAAGAGGTTCTTGCCTTAAACATAAATTCTTATGTTGAGGTTGACGATAGGGTTGAAGCAACTTTGAAGTTGCACGACCTTATCTGATCTTCCAGGGAAGTATCTGTAACAAACGTGTTGTCACAAGACACAAAAAGAACTAACGGAACCAGATCTTCTATGGAATCTGACAAGCATCTTTTGTGCGTTGTAATACCCTAGAAGAGGTATGTTATCCAAGGGATCTTGTTGTCGTTTGTTTTTTTGCTCCAGTTTCTCCGAAAGAGAAACATTTGTCTTTTGCTTAACGGATGCTTCCCAACCCTATTCCATAAACGCTATAGAAACGATATTCTGCCAAATAGGTGGGTCATAAACGATATAAACGATTCATCTGTAAATCTTGAATCGTTGAAAATACTGGTGCTCCCGCCGCGACTCGAACGCAGAGCTAGGGATTAGGAATCCCTTACCATCTTATTGTATTCTTTAGGTTTTCACCTAAAATATGACCTCATAAACGCTATGTAAACGCTATTCCGTCAAGGAAGAGAGTTTAATGCATCTTTCACAGGTAAGGAGTCTCCATGCAAATAATGGTTGAGAATTACGGACACGTCCGAGTGTCCAGTTATATGACGGACTGTGCCGATATCATATCCTTGAGCGAGGAGGGAAGTAACTACAAACGCACGGATTCCGTGAAGAGCCTTAGTTTGAGTAGGCCCGATTGCTTTCAGCACTTCTTTCTTAAAAGCGGCAGAAAGCGAGTGTGGAGAACCGTAATAGAGACCTCCGACACCCGAATCGAGATACCAGATTTCTTCATGGCCTCGCACGTCACCGAGAATGAACTCACGGAGACGATGAGTGATTGGTATCGACCTCTCCTGCCGACCTTTGAGCATGTGCCTGAGTCTTGGCTGATCCGTCAGGAAGATCTTGCCAGATTTAATAGCATCGAGCGGTAGGGACCATACTTCAGACCTACGCATCCCTGTTTCCCTGAACATCCAATAAGCACGAAGTAATGTTTTCTTATTATGGGTTTCAAGAGATTCCAGGTGGGCCAGGATGGCATCCATCTGCTGGGGTGTGTAGGGCTGAACCTTCCCAACAGTTTCCTTTACTTCCTTAATAATTGGTTTCTTATTTATCCAATCCTGTCTCTGACAATAGTTAAGGAATGCATTGATTTGTCGAATATGCTTATTCGTTCCACCAGGAGTGTGATTCTGAGAATACTTATAAATCCAGTTAGCAATGGTCTGTTCGTTTATGTCAGACAGCTTCCTGAACGTATCAGGCTCTTCTAAGAGCTTGTTTGCGGTCTTCAGGTAGGCTTTATGAGTTTCTTCAGAATTGCGGTTCTTTACGACAGAGATCCATTCATCACATGCTTCTTCCAGTGATATATTTTGAATCTTTATTTTTTCATGTTTGAAACTTTCAACAATCTGTTTGTATTTCTTCAACCAAAGTTGCTTGATAATCCGATTCTGTTCAGACTTGGATCGTTTACGTCTACGATCTCCAGAATCGTCATAAATGAGATATTCGATGGTGCAGAGGTCTCTGCGAGGGGCAGGCTTCCCAAGGTCGTGGAATCGACCAACAACGACTCCACGCCTTTTGTCTCTCATGTAGTCAGTTTGTGATCTGCTCAAGGATGGATTCAGCTTCCTGCTGGTTAATACCGCCTTTTGATAATTTTTCTATGACATTCATCAACATGCGGTTTTCATCTTCAAGACGATTATTGTCTTTTTCCAATTGCTTTATGTATTTTTCCTTGTATTCAGAATCAGCGACTTGTTCTCGTCCCATGAGTAACCAATCTACGCTAACTGATTCCATTTTGGCAAACTCCATTAAATGGTTATACGGCACTTTACCGTCTTTTTTGTATCTATATAGATCTTGCTTCGTCAGTTTCAAAGAAGATGCAACCTCTGCATCGGTGTGAACCTTAAGGTGGGTCTTTAATCGGTTTAAAATATTGATAATATTCATAAGATATAAATGTTATTGGTGATTCTTTTGAAATCTTAATTTCCATATACCTCCTTTTAAATGCTGCCCCTTGCTTTCATTGGGGGAATTGATCATAAGCCCGAGCTAGGCGATTAAATTTATAACCCACTGAAACCATTGAGTATAAAAAATGTTGACTCCAGTAGGAATATTTCCTACTATAAGTTTCATTAGGCTAAGTTAATTTACTTAACATTAATGAACCTGTCAATAATTTTTCAATGAACCTCAAGGAAGCTTACGACTTTTATCAAGGTGTGCGGCTGTCACAAGTCGCTAAGGACCTGGATGTATCTGAAGCATTCGTTAGTCAGGTGCTATCTGGGAAAAGAAGTTCTGCCCAAGTAACAACCGAGTTACGGCAGAGAATTGAGAATCGAATAACCGAACTGAAATCTAATCTATGTTCTCATCAGTCCAGCTAAAGAGAGCCGAATGGCATGTAAAGAAGATCCTAAAGTTCAGTCTTACCAGAGAAATATTGTGCCGAAAACACGAGGAAATGCCTGATGGTTTTCGCTACTGGTTCGACCTCTCCCATGGGTCAAACATCATCGTTCACATCAAACCCAAGAATGAGATTCATTTTTGGTTCAATGGGAAATTCCTGGCAATTCTGCCAATTAGAGACATCTCAGGTGTTGATTATTATGACCAAAAGAAACTCAGAGCCCTCTTCTGCTAAACCTTTGTCGGAAGCAACGGGAAAGCGTTTGGCAGATGCGTTTGAAGAACTACAGAAGTTGTGGCTTGGGGGCCCTCTCCCCCCTGCCGAGGCAGTGAGGGGGGATCGGGCCAAACAATTCATTGAAAAATTAAATGACAAATAATTTTGCAGTAGACGATCAAAAAGCACGGCTCCAGGGCATAGGTGGCTCTGAAGCGAGTGCCGTGATGGGAGACAATCCCTATCTGAGTGCTTATGAACTAGCCCGAATCAAGATGGGTTTGGATGAACCAGAGGTGGTGGATAATGATTTTGTGCGATGGGGAAACGACATGGAATGGTTCTATCGCAGAAAACACAGAATCAGGAAACCCAGCAGGACTTATTTCTATAAGGATGCCAACTATCTTTTCTGCCATTTAGACGGACTGAATGCACGGAAAGGAATCATTTATGAGATCAAAGCACCTACATTTCAGAGTCCAAAGTATGTAGTTGATGATTGGAGAAATCTTCCCAAGCACTATTTATGGCAATGCGTTCATAACGGTCTGGTATGGAACAATGCAACAAATAAAATGAATCCTCTGAAAACAGTTGAACTGATCATTGTCATTGCTCCAAAACCATTGGTTTATGAAATTCCATTTTATGATTTAGTTCAGGAAATGGGAGTCCAGTATTTTGATCGTGTAAACGCATTCTGGATGGACTGTGTTTACGATAAATTACCTCCTCCTGAGACGAAACGGGATATGAAGCTGGCATATCCTAGTGTCAATCAAGCCGAATACCCAGAAGCCAGTTCTGAAGACGTAACTAACGTCAAAATCCTCAACGATCTGAAAGGGAAGAAGAAGACTTTAGAGGGCTCAATCGAGCTTTACTCGAACCTAATACGAGGTTCTATCAAGAACTTCAATGGTCTTAGTTTAGATGGAGAAATCATTGCGTCAAACAAAGACACGAAGAGTGGAAATCGCCTACTCAAAACCTACGAAATTAAGGAAACAATCAATGAGTTCTGAACGAGCAGTTGCCGAAAGTAATGTTGTTGCCCTCCACAGCCCAATGGATATGCCCATTGAGCAGTTTAAAGCAGGCCTGGAGCAACGAGAAGCCAACCGACAAGCACTTTTACAATGGATAGCAAAAACCCTTGTAGAAGGAGTTGATTTCGGAATTATCCGAAACAAGAAATCCTTGTGGAAACCTGGAGCCGAAAAAATCACAGGGATGCTTGGGATCAAGCGTGAGTATCCAGGTTTTGACAAGTATCAGGATGCCGCAGTCGAGGGAAAATCCATCGATCAGATCGTTATTAAATGCGTTCTGAAGAACGGACAAAACGTTCATGTATCCGAAGGACTTGGGGGTCGTACAGTACGCCAGGAAGGCGGTGATCTCAACAAAGCACTCAAGATGGCCGCAAAGTCATCATTTATTGATGGCACTCTGAATCTTGTGGGCTTAAGTGAGATTTTTACTTTGGATCTGGAAGATATGTTTCCAGATGAAATCCAAAAGAATGGAGATGACCAAAGTGAGGCCCCCTCGAAGCCCCCTGAGACAAAAGCAGAGAAGAAGCCTGCTCCGAAGAAGGTCAAAATCGAAGTTGATCCTACACCAGAGGAAAGGCTCACTGCTTACATTGGAAGCATCAACGATGA